ATTACATCCAGCAATAGAACAAAAGCTTCGGCAAAATGACTTAGATGGTGCTCTACGGTTGTTAGAATATAGTGGTAATAAGTTCCAATCTGGGTTGGCTAGACGGCTACGAGAACTTGGGCTTACTACATCTGTAACATTTGACGACCAGCAAGCTATTGCACAGTCCATTCTTACTAGCAAAATATCAAATCAACGTAATGACTTATTTGCCTACATACAACAAGCGCATCCAGACATATTTAATACTTACTTTGCCGACGTCAACAACATATACACAATTTTTAGAGGCTTAGAAGCAATTAAAAAAGGTGCAGTAGATACTTCAGTGACTTTAAAAGATGGAAGTAAAGTATCTATAGAACCAACACCTGCACCGGGGGCTTTTTCAAATACAGTAAGGATGGAATTTGGGGAGCCAGTATCTTTAATAGCAAGAAATAAATCTGGAAAAGAGGTTGGAAGACTAACTTATATGCCTAATGGTGGGCCTATAGATGTTTTTGTTCCAGAAACAAATAGACGAAAAGGTGTTGCTACAGCTTTATATGATGCGTTAGAAACTACCGGTAAAAAAGCTCCTCCTATAGAAAGTGGTGTAGCTATATCTGAATCTGCTCGTGCTTTTCGAGCCGCTAGAAAAAATGTTGCGCCATCAAAAACTAAAGTAGACACCAACCCAATTATTGGGCAACTTGACGATATGCTTGAGGCGTATAAAGACGGCGTGGCTTTATTAAATGCTAGTGGAACATACCTGCCTTACATAAATAGTATTAATTTAAACTCCGGTAGAGGCGGAATTAGCACCTATGCATTTTTACATGAAACATCCCATGCTGGTACGCAGTATGCGCTAGAGCCAGAAAACTACGCCAAGTTAAATGCTACTCAGAAGAAGGCTGTTGATGAATTAAATAAATTATATGCATTTGCAAAGCGCCTTAATGTGGTGTCGGATGAATATGGGTTTAGAAATATACACGAGTTTGTTGCTGAAGCTTTTTCTAATGAGCAGTTCCAACAGTTACTAAAAGAATTAAAGTATAAGGCCGACACTAACGTAAGTATGTGGGATAGGTTTACGCAGTTAGTTGCTAAAATATTTGGTATGGATAATGTTCTAGGGTATACCCTAGCTAATGCCAACTTAATATTCCAAGCTTCTCCAGAAATGTCTGCTAGTGTATCTGCGGTTAACGCCCAAGGAAAAGTATTAGGTGGAACAAAAGCAAGTAAAAAAACTGCTTCGAAGATACAAGCAACAATGAATGGTAGAACAACTTGGGAAGTTGCTAAAGAAGGGGTAAAAGGATTTTTAGCTGACCTTGATAACTTAGCTCGTAAACATTACTTAGGAGCTTTTACTCTTCGTCAGCTTAGTGACTTAGTTGGCCCTCGCATAAGAGAGTTTAAAACTTTTATTAGCACAACAGAAGCTATGTTTAATGAGCGCAACCGTGTGCTTGAAGATACAAAAAACATCCACACAAGATGGCAGCGCTGGCAAAATGATAACCCTGAGAAAGCCGCTATGTTAAATGCATTAATGATTGATGTTACCTTAGATGATCGGCAAGGTAAGGTAAATAAAGACCCTGCATTGGGCGTGACCGGTATAGATACAACAGATAAAGCTTGGCAAGATATAGGCTCCGAAGGACAGGGTATATATGTACAGGTAAGAGATTTCTATAGAGAGCGATTTAATGATTATGTTCGTAGCGCTATAGCCAACAAAGAAAAAGCTATGCTAACTACTGGGTTTAATCAGAGCAATATTGATTGGCACAATAACAATAAAAATACTAAGATACCTAATATAGGAGCATTTATAAATAAATTAAAACAATACAAAGTGCCTGATACACGAACTACAGATTCTGGTGCGTTAGAAACATATCAACGTAATTTAACAGCCGCCGAAACTACAACCCAATTAAATGAATTTATTAAAAAAGAACTTGTTCTTAGGGGAGTTTCTGAGCTAGATATTGCTGCGCATTTAGAGTTAAGAGCGTTAGAAAGTCATTTTAAAAAAGATCAGGTAGATGTCTATTTCCCAATTAAACGCTTTGGTGAGTTTTCTTTACAGCTAGGTACGGGAAAAGATATGGAGTTTTATTTATTTGAATCGCCTAAAGAAAGACGGCTTTTTGTAAAAAATAAATTACAACAACAAGCTAATGGTAGTTATAAAGATACTAAGACAGGGAAAATTTATACAGAAACTGACATTAGAGAAAGTAATTCCCTTCAAGATTTAAGCAATAAAAACATAAAAGATTTTGAATTTTTAGACCGATTAAAACTTTTAATAGGTAACATAGACACTTCAGACCCTACAAAAATAGCACCAAATCTAACTAAAGAAGTAGAGCAATTATATTATTTATTTTTGCCTGACCAAAGCATACGTAAGATGTTTATGCATCGTAAAGGTACATCCGGTATGGATGAGGATATGTTGCGTGCTTTTACCGATTCGGCTTTTCATATGGCGTATCAACAAGCTAGATTTAAATATAGTCCAACACTACATAACCTTATTAATAGCGCACGAGAGAATTTAAAATACGTAGGGCGAAAACAATTTACAGAAGACAATGACTACATAGCAGAATTACAAAAACGTCTAGATTATATTACGGACCCAGCAGATACGGGTATGATACCCGCAATAGCTTCTAATTTAAGTTTTGCTTGGTATATGACTTCCCCTGCATCAGCGTTGGTTAATATGCTTGGCGTACCTGCTGTTGGTTTTCCTATAGTTGGTGCTAGATATGGCATGATTAAAACTGGCGCAAAAATGGCTGAGTATTCTAAAAAGTTTGCGGGGGCAGGATTTAAAAATCAAAATGGGGAGTGGGACTATCCGTCGTTAGCAAACAAAAAAGATTTACTTAATGCGGCACAACAACGTGCGTATGATCAGTTTGTAATAGATGGGCTTATTGATGTTTCGTTAGCCCACGATGTTCAAGGTATGACTGATAAACCTAGTGAGTTATATACAGGTAAAGCTCATTTTGTTATGAAAGTTTTAGGTAGCACATTCCATGCGGCGGAGAAATTTAACCGTGAAGTAGTAGCTATGTCGGTATTTGATTTAGCATACGACCAAGCTATTAAAGACGGATACAAACCGGAATTTGCAGAAAAGAAAGCTATTGCTGCGGCTAAAGAATTAACGTACAAGTCTATGTTCGATTACTCGACTATTAATAAGCCACGTTATTTTCAAGGTAAATGGGCAAAGATTTTTTTACAGTTTAAACAGTTTTCCCAACAAATGACTTACCTGCTATTGCGTAGTACATATGAAGGGGCGACTAGCAACTATACAAATGAAGAACTGTTTGACATTAAAGAACAGATTGTAGGTGAGCGCAAAACAAATATGCCTGATGCCGCACCGCTTACAGAAGAAGAACTTAATCAAGCTGTAGTTGCTTATCTTAAAGATGTACGTAGAGAAGCAGTTAGACGATTGCAAGGTACTCTTGGTATGACTGCTGTGTTTGCCGGTACAACTGGACTACCTTTATTCTCTATGGTTTCTAGCATTATTGAAGCAATGCACGCTGTATTTAAAGATGACGACGAGCCAGAAATGTATTTTGATAACTGGTTTAAAAATGAAATGGATAGAATCTTTGGCGGTTTTGTTGGTGATTCTATATCCCGTGGTGTTGCGTCGCAAGTATTAGGGGGAGCGCTTGCTGACAGATTAAGTTTAAATGATCTATGGTACAAAGATGCCCGCAGAAGTCCTGATTCTGTTTCATGGTTTCAAAACCTTATTGTTTCGTTAATGGGCCCCACTATAGGGATAGGAGTTAATTTTGCAAACGCATATGACCAACTCCAAGACGGACATATTTGGAGGTCTATAGAAACGGCTATGCCTGCTGTAATTAAAAACTTTATGAAAGGTATAAGGTTCTCTGACATTGGTGAAGGCAAAGCTACAGCAGCAAATACAGGTAATACAATAATGGATGATTTCTCAACCTCAGAAGTTATAGGTCAAGCATTAGGGTTTACCCCAGAGCGTTTTGCGCAGAGACAAAAATCTAACTTCGAAGCAAAAACTGCTGACGTAGAAATAGGAGAGAAAAGGACCAGACTGATGAACGCTTTCTTCTTGGCTATAGACAACTCAGATGAAAGTTTACTAGAAAAAACGGTAGAAAAAATAGCTAATTTTAATGCCGCATATCCAGACAAAGCTATAAAAGGTGAGTCGATGGAAAAATCTATTAAAGACAAATATAAGAACCGTGCATTAGCTGAAGCATTAACAGGTGGGATGAGCATAAGCAAAAAAGGCATACCAAGAGCAATAGAAATGCAACAATACGGTAACTCGGACAAATAAAAAAACCCCACCGTGGTGGGGTATTAAACATACTTGAAGGAAAAGTAACCGAAACCAACGATTACGGTATAAATAATACTACTTTATCCGCCATATACGCAAGCCTTTAATACCTTTTTCCACAACAACGTATGCTTTTGTCCTATACCGAAGTCGTTTTGTTGTTCTAGTAATCTGTATTAACGCAGATTCGGTGTCGATGCATGGTATAAAAAATGATGTACCAACAACAAATTTGCGCCAATTTACATTAAAGTCCAGTCCGTGGATCAGCATCTGGCGTAGTTTTAGCCGCTTCTACATACAAGTCGGTATCCATAAAACAGCTACTACCTAAGTCAAACACATACACATCTACAGGTGGTGACTGCACCTTTGTGCCTTTAGACAGGCGCTTCTTCTCCTTACCTAAATACACGCTATCTGCGGTTAGGCTCTTCAGTGTCTCTTTAAGCGTAACCTGTTGCTTGGTGCAATAATCCCGTAGTTGCTTAGCGTTAATGTATAACTTCTTAGTGTCAGGCTCTATCCTAATAAACAAATCATTAAACTTAGGCTCTACAATCGGCAACTGCTCCATGCCTGACCGACCATCTACTAAACCGTTTATAACCAGCGTACAACCCCTGTGCTCGTTCATAAACTCGCCAATGATGCTTGAGTGCGCTTGAGTAGGCGCTTTAATATCGTAGCGCATTACTTTTAACTCAGAAACAATCCAATCATAGACTCGCTTAATATCTATATTAATAATACCTAAGTCCTTGGCGATAAGGGCCCCTGCTATGTTGCACGCTACAACGGCAGACCAAAACCGTTCACGGCTAGTAAACTGCACTTCTTTATCAATTCTTTGTTGGACATGCATAATTAAGTCTAAAGCGGCTTCTAAATTGCCGACTAGATACTTGGTGTATACCACCCCTGCGTGCCCATAGTGGCTGTATAGCCCGTTAAATACTAAGTCCGCTTCTTCCTTATTCAAGTTGTTTGTCATTTCAATACGATACTCAAGCAGCCGCATAAACTCGCCGTCGGGGGTAGACTTAAGGCTAGACAACTTATCGTAGAACGAAGCATTAGATGAGCATAGCGCCATAGTTGCCCACTTGGTATCGTTCTTTCTCTCAGCGTTCTCGTACTGCTTCATACGATTCTTACCCCGCCCTTGTGACATAGCGTAGGCTAAGTCCGAGAAGCTATCGCCACTTAGTTTAGTTATCTCGTCTACTGTTGCTGGTAAGTTATTTAGTATGCCAAATCTGTGTATCATCGAGTTCTGCGTATCTTTCCATTGCAACATTAGTTCCTCGGGGTGCCCCCACACGCTGTTGCACATCTTAAGCACAGTTGACTTACCTGTACCTGACGTATTATTAATCAAGTTAATAATTGCACCTCTGAGGTTAAGGTGCGTAAGTAACGGAGCCCCGAACGCTGTAAAGAAACCAAAAGCGTGTGGCTCAAACCCCGGCATGTTATAAATATGTGCTATCTTTTTCCATTCCTCGTAATCACCTGTCGGCTTTAGCCATTCTGCTAAGCTACCGGTACTACTTGAAGGTGGGCTGTATGTAACGCCCTCTGCAGATATTTCTTGGTCTCCAAGAATAAACTTAGTGTTTTTATCTGCCCAACCAAATTGCGACCTCATAATTTCTTCCTTTTCTCTATGTTGCAAATCTTTAATGAATGTAATTACATACTGGGCAATGGACTCCATTTGTTTTTTGTTACCAGCAAGTCCATGCCAGCCCAAATGCGAACTTAATTTTTCATACGTCTGCGCTTCGGTAAGTGGTATCGCAAATTCTCTTACACCGTCTTGTGGAAGGTGCAATCTAATCCATATAGAAGAACCTTTATTGGGGTCTTTTAATCTTTTAACCACATACAAATCGTGTTCGTAGATGTTTATTAAATCCAGTTCACCGTCTTCGTTTTTTATCTGTATGTATACGCCGCCGTTCTTGCCACGGTGGTAGGGGAACGGGTACTCAGGAATTTTGTAGACTTCTTTTGCGCCTTTAGCTGTTTCTTGAATGACTTCAGCATTCTTAGGTGAAAGGGCAATTTCAGTGCCAAGCAAAATCGGAGTTGATATCTTACCCTTGTTTGAGCATTCGTTACAGCCTTCGGGATTAATTTTTGCAAATGTTTCGCAGGTATACGGCCCCTTGGTCTGTCTTGCCTTGCGCTCAGTTTCATCTGCGTTGTACGCAGGATGTTCACTTGATATCTTATGTATCGCTTCATCGCCGTCTACACAATGTGCGGCAATTGATAATCCTGCTCTCCATAGTGGCTCCTCTATACTATCTTGGTTTAACATAATGTTTTCTAGCTGCTTACAACCTTTACCCTCTGCCGTCTTAAGCATGATGGATTTAAACCGACTCTGCCTATTGCTCATCAACGACTTAGTCAATGGGCTTAACTCACGTGGGATATAGTCAGGAGCAATTAAAACCCCTAGCTTGTTTCTAATCTCGTCATAGTCTAACTCCTTAGACATTGCAAGTATCTCTGTAGGGAACGGAGGGTCTCCCTTAAAGTTAAATGTTTCGGGTACTCTAAGAACAGATGCGCTCTCGGCTGTCCTAGTCGGGTCTACATCAAAGTCAAACTCTTCGCATAGTTCTTTAAGTCTATCGGCGACAGGCTTCCACTCACTACGGGATATGGTTTTATTTAACAACCAGTAGGCGTGTATACCCCTGCCAGAGTTAACTACCGTAGGCAATGGCATACTTACATTCTTACAAAACTGTTTAAGTGCGGCTAAGCCTTCTGCTTGTGTTGCGTATGCTTTTGCAATACCACAATCAATGTCAAGCCAAAAGCTTTTAAAGTAAGCACTATTTTTTTGCGTTCTTCCGTCTTTGTCATTATTGTATTTAGCGCAAGCAAAATACACATCACGTTTTTGTGCCAATAAACGGTCTATTTCAGCTTCCGCTTCCTGTATGGTATGAACGAATATCTGCCTTGGTGAACCAGTTTGTGTTAGACCGAGTATGCAGTACCATCCTTCTGTCGGAAGCACTGCACTCAGTAAGTCTATAGTTGCCATATAACCTCTAAACCGAAGAAAGGAAGGGCAGCAGGGAGATCGGCAATCCCCTTTTCATTCCGTCAAACTATCTGCCCCTGTAAGCTTATACGCTAAATTTAGCTTTGATTAACGCTTCTTTTATTTTTTCAGCTCTTTTCTTGTGTGGTGCTGACTCACCAGTAAACCATGTGTATATAGTCATCCTAGACACCTTAAAAACTTCGGCGGCTTTATGCACAGGAATATTCTTGGCAATACAGTACCTACCAAGTTGCACACCCACATTCTCTGAGTCTGCCTCTTGGTTAGCCTTCACAAGACGATAGCTATAGCCTTGTAATTTCATTCTTCATCCGCAGCCCAATCCCCCATCACCGCTTTTAAATCACGCTTAGGAGGTGCTTCTGCTCGTTTATCTTCACGCTTTTTAGGCTCGGCAATTTTCGGTTCTTCAGCTATTTTTTCTTTAACCTTAGCCGATACAAGCGTGGGCAAGTTGTCCAGCTTTTTTACCCCATCTGTTTGAGACACGGTCATCTGTACAGCGTTCTTAGCTGCTGGAGAATCGCCTTGCTTCTTAGCAACTTCCCATTCTTCTTTGGCTAAGAATTTGATTGGACGGAAATATAGCTTAGCTACATCGCTGTCTTCATCAAACCGCATCTCAGTAACTAAAGTATTTAAGTTGTAGCCTTGTGAGCCAACGTACTTAGCAAACTGGTCAAACGGCATAGTTTTTAAATCACCCTTACCAAAGATAGACTTAGCCGCCAACTGTAACTGATATACATCACCACCAATATCATCAGCCAATGCTACTGCTAACCGACGATAGTGACGGCACGCTCTGCTATCTCCTGCGCCTGAGCCCTTGATGTTCTGAGGGCAGTCCATGCAGTTGCCATGTTGCGGTGCACCAATAGACTTATCAGGCGTGCTACCATCACCAGACCAGCAATCAGGCGCTGAGTTTTCTTCTTTGGAACTGTATGCCTTAGCATAGAATTGACGGGATATATCTTTAGCGGCATTAACAATAACTATACTCATGCTATCGCTATTGCTAGTAACAACTTCTTTCCCGTTAACAACCATACGGAATTTGCTACCACGCAATGATATACGTTTGCTACTACCGCCACCACCAGCAAAGGCTTTGGTTACGTCATCGAGTTCTACCTCTTTTAAATACGAGGGTAGGTTTTGGTTAAATAAAGTTACTTCACTCATTTACTTCTCCTTACAGTAATTGCATATGTCCTGTCCACATTTAAACCGGGGGGCAGTATATCCGGGTTTTCTTCTAAGAACTGCTTCATGTTTGTTTGATGTATGCGCTTCTCTAAAGCCTCTGGCACATTGTGTTCAAACATCCAATCATAGAACTTTTCCCAATCACTAGTCCAATACTTAGACTTGAGAGTACGCATGGCAATACCGTGAGGCGTCTTGATGCTATCGGCCCCTGTATCTTTGCATATATCAAGTAACTGGTGATTGATTAAATCTAACTGCTCGTTGAAGTCTGCTTCCTTGTCTTCCCATTCACGCTTAGCTTCGTCACGGGCGTCTCGTATTTTGATATACACAGAGACAAGTTTATCTACAGACGGTTTTTCTGCTAGTTCCATTTTACTTTCCTTTAAGTTAATACCGAGTCTATGCTCGTTGAATCATATTACAACAACAACTATACTGTGTCAAGTATTATTTTCACTTATTTCGTTTTTATATAAATCAATCATTTTTGTATGTACATCAAGTTTATTTTGCAACATATTGTATAGTCTTGTCTCTACGGGAGAACCCTTAATGTGGAATCGTTTCAAGAAGCCGCACGGTATTACAGAGCTCGTAGGTGAGCTCTTGTTCAATCCGATCACGATGACTTTCGGTCATGCCGGGCCCGTGACCACTTTCCTTTCATACAG